TTATTTTGATGTTTTATTTTCATGATACCAATTGTTTTTACGACATCGTGAATTGCAAAATTTTTGTTTGCTATCTTTAGCCCAAAAATAGTTATTACAGTATTTACATTTCTTAAAATGCTTAAATTCACTATTGATATCTTTTGAAATATTTTTGGTAATAAAATTATAAAATTGAAATTTAGCAATGCTAATTAAATTCATGTGTATATAAACTTGCATTTTAAAAGTGTCATTTTTTTCATCATATACTGGATGAATTTTATAATTATTATTATAACTATCATCCAAATAATATATATAAGCCTTTTTTCTAGGTTTTACTGTTGGATAAGGTAATACATGATAGTTATTTAAAAAATCAGTGTCATTATAAATTAAAGATAAGTATATAAAAAAATCTTGATATAAATTAATTACATCTTCACGAAATTTATTAATAAAGAAACCTCTTTCATGTAAGGTGTTTTTTATCCCTTGTAAATATGGAACTCCCCATTCTCCAACCCAATCTTTAATATTTTTAATAGAAATTTTATTTAACAGATCTTGTTTATATTTGCTTTTTCCTAATATTAGTCCACTTTCAACATTATTAATGACTTCTTCTTTTGATATATGTTTTGACAGATTAACTATAGATAAAAATAAATCAAAATTATTAAAAGAATGGTCTCCCTCAAAGCTAGAAATAAAGGTATTATCCTGTATTTCTATATCTCCTGTTAAAAATTTTTTGTTATCCAGTTCAATTACTTTATAATTTTCCATTTCAGCATAAGGTCCAGCTATCTCCAAAGAATTGCCGGCGGTAGATTGCAAATCGCTAATTATTAATTGATTATCCATACAATAAATATCTCCTTTTCGTAAATTAGACGCAAATTTAGACGTAATATTATATTATTATATCTAAATTAAGTATATCATACTATATAGACAAGTACAAAATCCATTAATCAAATAATATGCAGAGCTTTTGTAAGAGTGAATGCAGGGCCAAGATCTGATTTGAGATAGTCAAGGAGCCTCGACCTGGAGGGGAGAAAAAGCAAATTAAGAAGAACTATTAAACTTATAATTCAAAAGGAGGAATTAATATAATGAAACGAATAGTTAAGGAAAGAAAAAAGAAAGAGATGACGCAATCTGATTTAGCATTTACTTTAAGAATACAACCGGCACAATTGAGTAAAATTGAAAACGGAAGATCACTTCCTTATAGGCCAACAGAAAAGAAGTTAGAAGATTTTTTTAATATGGATATAGAAAAGCTGTTAGAGGAGGTAGATTAATGAGAACTGCTGAAAAATATAAAGAATATAAAGGGCCAGAAGATTTGCCAGGGATGCTGCGTGTTAAAGATTGTGCTGAATATACAGGAACCAATTCTCAGAAATGGTACGAAATCTTCAAGCGAGATGACTTCCATTCAATAAAATTAGGTGGCCGTTACATGGTGACTAAGGAAGAATTCCTCAGGTGGCTAAAAGAACAGAGTCAATGATAAAAAGAGATCTCCAGGAAAGGAGGCAGAATATGAATGCCAAAAGATGCTTATTACTTTTCGCATGACTATAACGCAAGACATGATCCTAAAATTAGCGCTTTAAAAGCTGATTATGGTATAGAGGGTTACGGCAGGTACTGGATAATAATCGAAATGCTGGCTGAACAGGATAATTATAAATTAAAGCTCAACGGCTGGGGAATACGAGCAATTGCAACTGAATGTCAGTTGTCAGCTGAGAAAATGGAAGAATTTATTTTAGATTGCATTAATGAGTTTGAGCTCTTTAAATCAGATGATCAGTTCTTTTGGAGCGAATCACTTAATAGAAGAATGAAGATTAAAGATGAAAAGTTAGAACAAAAAAGAAGAGCTGGAAAAAAAGGTGCTGAAGCCCGGTGGGGTAGTAGAGATAAAGGTGAGAAAAAGCAAAAAGATAGCACCGCTAATGGCACTGCCTATGACACCGGTATAGCGAAAAATGGCAAAGGAAAGGAAAGAAAAGAAAAGGAAATAAATAAACCGTCGGTTTCTGGAAAAACCGACAATGAGCCTGGGGATGAATTCTCAATTAACCAGCAAGAAAATGGATTTTATAATTATCCAGATGAATTTGAGAGAATATATAGTCTTTATCCCAGTCAGCGAGGTACAAAAAAGTCGCACTGGCGTAAATGGGCTGCTACAAGAAGAAAAGGGGTTCCTCAGGAAGATTTAGAACAGGCGGTTAAAGCATATGCTGCAGAATGTAAAAGAAACGGAACTGACGAGCAATATATTAAGCAGCTAAAGACATTTGTTGGCCCGGACGAGCACTGGAGAGAATATTTAAATAAGAACACTGAGTCTGATCAGGAAGATAAAGAGCAAAAAAGACTAGAAGAAATGAGACAGAAGCAGTTGGAAAGGATTGAGAAGTATGGATAGAGGAGATAATCAAAGCATATTTTATAATCCAGAGCTAGAAAAGGGGTACCTGGCATCTATACTTTCAAATCCTGAGTCTTTTGGAGATTATGTTGATAAGACTAATGCTGATCTATTCCATAATAAGATGCATAAAGCTATTTATAAAAAAATTGAATCAGATTATTTAGATACAGGAAAGATTAACCGAACTGATGTAATGTTATTTGCTTCTGATAATTTTAGCGAAGAACATACTGAACAAATAATTGACAGTGATTATTTAGCACCAATGGAATTAGAGAATATCATTAAAAGACTAAAAGAGTGCAGCGAAAGACGAAAAGTTAAAGACTCACTCAAAAAAGCATATGATTATTTGACTGACGGTGAATTAGGTTTAGATCAGTTTAAATCTAAGATACAAGATGAAGTTTTCACCGCTACAAGTAAAAATTTAGAAAAAAAGTTAATTCATGATGTTGAGTCGGTTGCTTATGAGTCTTTTCAGAGATTTCAGGAAAGACAGGAAGGTACTGCAGTAGAAAAAATTAGAACTGGTATTTATTCTTTGGATGCAATGACCGGTGGAGGATTAAGCAAAAAGCATCTTAGTATATTAGCTGGCCGCCCTTCGATGGGTAAAACTGCAATGAGCCTTCGATTACTGGCTTCTATCTTAAGGACAACTACTACACCGAGTTTATTTGTTAGCTTAGAAATGGACCGAGTGAAGTTATTAGATAGGGTTTTAATTCAGGAGGCCAAAGTAAAAGCAGATGATTATTATAAAACAAAGAATGATCCAGAAAATAAAGTGGTTAAAAAAGAGATTAATGCAATTGAGCTGGCCCGGAATTGGCTGCATGATAAACCCTTAAAGATAACTGATCGACGGGGCTTGACAGTTAATGATATTAAGTCAATAGCCAGAAAAACTGATAATATTTTCGATGGTAAATTGGGTTTGATAATTATTGATTATTTAACTGAAATTAATGTTGAGTCAGTTGGAGGTAGATTTGATAAAGGAACTGCTGAAGCGGTTAGAGAATTGCGGAGCCTGTCAAGTGAGCTAGACTGTCATCTAATGTTACTACATCAAATCAATAGAGATTTCAAAGGGCGAAGCAATAAAAGACCTAAATTGAGTGATTTGAGAGACTCAGGGGAAATTGAGGAAAAAGCAGATAATGTTTTCTTTGTTCATCGGCCACAATATTATGAGTGTAAAGAAAAAGGGATTGATGAACCAATAGTACAGGATGATGCAGAATTATTAGTCGCTAAGCAGCGCGAAGGAGCTACAGGAGTTCTTAATATGATTTGGATACCTGAGATTTTATATTTTCAAGATTTCCACGACAAAAAAGTAAGAGGAACTGTAAGTTATCTGCAACAATAAAAAAGATCCTGTTAGAGGCAGGATCCAAAAGCGAGGTATTAACTTATATGTCTATTATATCAAAACATTATCATAGAGAAAAGATAAAAGAAATTGATAAACTAATTAATAAAGCTTTTTGGTTAAAACACAAAAACATTTGGCACTTAGTTAAATGGAGAAAAGAACATGAAAAAAAATTGAAGAAAGCGAGATGATTAAAATGTTAGATAGAAGTAAGGAAGAAAAATTGATTGACCAAAGAATGAAAAAAATAGCTAAGGAAATAAGAAGAGAACTTGAAAAAGCCAAAAATAAATTGAATCTAGATGATAATAAAAAAGGGATTGAGTTTATAGATAGTATTTTAAAAGATTTGAATACTTCTATAGATAATTTTAACAGATTAGAAGATATTGAAAGACGAGCAAAACTAATTAATGATTTCCTCTAAGGACCGGGCCAGCATCTAAGATCTAAAGACCTTGAAAGAGCGGACGGGGGAAGAACTTAAACCATTAAGGATAAAAAACCAAACAAAAATACGATATAGATAAATTGTCACATCAAAATATTTTAAAAGTTATTTAAGTGCTGGCCCGGACGATTGAAAAAGATAGTTACTTCAAGAAGAAATATATAGATCATTAAGGAGGTAAATAATGGGGAATGAAAGCATTATCATTGACGAGAAGAAACTTAAACTTAGATTTTCAGCATTAGCATTATTTAAATATAGAGAAATATTTGATGAAGATTTAATTTCTATATTACATGATACAATCTTAAGAGTTTTTACGTTTCAAGAAAGAATTAAAGCCCTTAAAATTGAAAACATTGATAATTTAAGTAAAGTTAAACGTGATTTTAAAGCACTTAAAGGACAATTATTAAAAATAATCTATTCATTAAATTATGCAGCTAATAACGATTCTAGTTTTAGTTTCCCTGATTTTGAAATATGGAAAGAGATATTTAATGAAGAAGAAAGTTTATTTAATTACAGTTGGTGTGCTGATTTAGCGCTGATGTTAGTTGAAAGCTTCTTTCCAAACAATGAAAATGAGAAATACCCCTGGGTCGAAAAAAATGAAAATTCCTGAGAAACTTGGGATCGGCGAGGGGGATAAGACAAAAGAAATTTTTGGTTATCTCACGTGAGGGGGTGTGGGGTCCCCCCTAAAAAAACCTAGGTACTTAAATATATAAGACCGGAGCGATATATAACGTGAACATATCCCTCAAAAATCGGCCTTACCCCAGGGGTAAAAGGTACTGTCTAAAAAACTATGAAAAAATGATATTGAAGTTAGAAATTAAATTTTGAGTAAATTTTAATGGTTGGATGACCGCATTGCCCTTGACAAACACCAGCTAAATGCTAGCTGAAGGTTGCCGAGGGTGAAGGGGAAGGATATAAAGGCAGGAGAAATTAGCCAACCCTCGACCATTGATTTTAGCATTTATCTGCTTCGGTTTGTAAAGGGTTCGCTTCGCCAATGCTTTTGAATAGCTTTTAGCTGCCTCAGGCTCTGCTAAAAAGATATAAAGGTTAAGCAGACTGCTGCAGGATAATAATATGTTCCTGAGCAAGCTCAATCAATTTACCCCAGCGAGCTGGCATATGAGGCTGAGCATCAAGCTCTGGAATAAGTACAGGCACCTTTTTCTCTAAAGCTGAATGTGGTCTTAAAAAGTTAAAATAAGCAACAAATAAATTGATAAAAGCAATAGATCCAGCTGAAGATTTAAAACCAGTAGTTGTTTTGTAACTGCGCTTGAAAGTTCTGTTTAATCTTTCGATAATCTCTTTTAGAGGCCTGTATTCTGTAGATATCGGGTCCTCATTAGTAAGACCAATAACCCGATGGATATCAAAATGGATTCCATGCTGAGCAAAATAATGCTGAGCCAACAAATAGATTGGGTTACCATCAACAATAAAAGCTAAATCATTAGGTAAAGTCTTAATCTTTAAGAGGACATCATTAAGTGCTTTAATGGCAGAGAGAGTATCTCTTTGAGGCGATAGCCTGTAAGAGAGAATGATCTTTTTAACAGAATCAAAGAAAAAGAAAAGATACTGCCATTTACCCTTAACTTTAAGATATGTTTCATCACCACAGTAGGAATTGGAAAGTTCATAAGGGTAATCATCAACAAAAGGTTTGATAAGAGAACTAACAGCATCAGCATAATTTAGTACTGTCTGGTGAGAAATCTTAAGTTGATGTATATCCATCATAATAGCTGCAGTCCTTCTGGAAGACAGCCCATAATTAATGTGATAAGTTAAAATTAAACCGAGAGTATGCGAAGAACAGTGAATTTTGGATATATCAACAACAGGTAGATTGGTTTCTAAATTGTCATTACTCAGTGGTTTAAAGTCGTATTTAAACTCTCTGTAGATATAACGAACTTTAAATAAAAATGGAGCCTTTTCAAAGCGTTTTTTATCATCCTTGGTCATTAAAGAAAGATTAACTTTGTAGTAGGAGCAGTCATCGTTTTTGCATTTGTAGATATCAAACTCTTTACGTTCTTTAATTTTAACTAAAGTATGATCACAGAAAGGGCATTTGCGTTTGATGGCTTTAGAATAGATAATTTTGTAGTTAAAGGTTTTAGAACAGACTTTGCAGAGAAACTGACCTTCACCGCCATTGTTATCGTAGAGATAGATGTGGGGTGCCCCACAGTAGGGGCAGGTGATAGTGTTGGGAACTTTGTTTTTAGAATTTTTATGTCTTCGAACAGGCTTAAGTTCCTTGCCGTTTTGATGCAGATATTCAGCCAGAAGCTTTTTGTAATCAAGTAATTCAATAGTTTCAAGTTTAGGGAAAGAATCAATCTGCATTTGAGCATAAATTTGATTAACAGGTGGAGTTTTTATCTTGTCTTTTAGATTAATATTTTTACCAACGACTAAGACCATTAGATAATTAATTAACTGCCACTGAATTTGAATATAAAGTAAAAGAGAAACAATAATTGTTTTCAAAGTTTGCCACCTCCTTTTTTTCTAGATAGTTTAGTTAAAACGTCGTTGATTTTAATCTAAATATACCTTGAAAAGGGGAGGTTGGCAAGTTTTAAAGATAAATTGTTGATATAACAAGGTTTAGACGGAAAAATGTTCAAAAATATTTTACAGTACGGGGTAAAATGAGGAGGTTTTTAGAATGAAAAAGGAATATTTATTAAAAAAAGAGCAAATAAAGCAAGAAAAAGAAGATTTAAAAAATATTTACAGCGAATTAGAAGAAGATAAAAAGGCAATTGCTGATGGTCTTATTGAGGAACTGGCATTCATCAGAATATCATTAGTTGAGATTAAAGATGATTTAATTGAAAATGGATTTGTGGATATTATGCCTCAAGGTGACTATGAGATTCGTAGAGAAGATCCAGCATCTAAAAGTTATATTAAGCTACTCCAAAAGTATAAAGACATTACAAAAGATTTAGTAAAAATGTTGCCGAAAGATGAAGATATAGATGACACTAAATTAAGTGTTATGGAAAAGTTTGCTAACAGCAGACCAGATTAAGGAGGGTTAAAAATGGCTATAAAAGGAATCACAGTTAAGGTTGGAGCAGACACCAAAGGACTTAATAAAGCCCTGAAGGATGTTAGAAAAGAATCGAGAAATATCGGTCGAGAATTATACAAAGTTAATCGCGCATTGAAATTTAGCCCTGATTCAACAGAATTATTAAGTCAGAAGCAGGATTTATTAAGAAAGAGGATAGAATCCACCAGAAATGAGCTTGAAACTCTAAAAAAAGCTCAAGACGAGGTGGAGAAGAAGTTTAAAAAGGGCGAAATAGACGATAAGCAGTACCGAGAATTTAAAAGAGATATAGTCCAGGCTGAAAGTAAGCTAGATACTTTTAATAGACAGCTTGAGGACACTCAGAAGCAAGCTAAAAAAGCCAAAATCAACATGGAAGGCTTGAAAGATGCTGGCAGAACTTTAGGCAGAGCAATGACTGGGCTTGCTGCAGGTTTAACCACAGCAGGAATTGCAGCTGGTGCTTTAATTAAAGATACTAAAGAATATGCAAGGCAGGTAAGAAATTCAGCCGATGCAGCTGATGTTGGTGTCGAAAGTTATCAAAATTTATCATATGCACTTGATCAGGTAGGAATAGATGCAGACGAAGTCCAGGAGCTTTTGGTGGAAGTCAATCGAATTATTGGCGAAGCCAGGGGCGGCGACGAAGGAATGAAAGAACGACTCGAAAGATTAGGAATAAGCATTGAAAATCTTGATAATTTAGATGCATATGATGTATTTATTAAAATGACTGACGGCCTTTCAGAAATGGAATCTCAAGCTGATAAGACAACAATATCAGGGGAATTACTGGGAGAAGACTTATCAAGAAAGCTGCTGCCTGCTCTAAACAACAATGAAGAAGCTATTATTGATTTAGTAAAAGAAGCAGAAGACCTTGACATTGCTTTAGATAAGCAGCAGGTCAGAGAGTGGGAACAGTTTGACGATACCATTCGAGAGGTAACAGGCGAATTTAATGGAATGAAAAGAGATTTAGCAACAGATTTCTTACCGTTTATGCAAAATCAATTACTTCCATTTCTTCAAGATGATTTAGCTCCAGCCCTGGATTCTATTTCAGCTAACCTAAGAACGGCTTTTGGAATGGATTTTGGCTGGGATACTGACGGCAGCACTTTAGACAGTATTCTCGGAATAGAATCGACAGAGGAGGCCAAAAGCAGGCTTGAGGAAGCTAAAGAAATTAGAAAAGAAGCTCTAAAAACTTTAAGTGAAGATTACGGCGTTGAGGATATTAACGATCCGAAAATGCAGTGGTCTTTTAGTGATTCGCAAGATATGAATGATATGATCGTCAAAGTAAAGAGGCAAAATGATATTATTTCAGCCCTGCAAAATCAGATTGAAATATTAGAGGAAGAAGAAAAAGAGGTTGTTTCTGGAGGTTCTGGAGGAAGTGGAGGCTCTGGTGGTTCAGGTGGCTTAGACGAGCCAGATGGACCGACACCAAAAGAATTGGCTCAAAGAATAATGGATTTAGGTTATGAAGAATCTATTTTAGAAATGGAAGGTATGGCCAAAGAATTAATGCAGCTGGAGCTTGACAGGCGGAAAGCACTCAGAGGGGTTACAAGTGAAGTTTTAAAAGATGCTATTAATTCAAAATTTGATGCTGAAGAAGATGCTATTGCTGCTGAATATAGCAAGCAGGCTATGGAAGACAAAGTCGATGAAATGGAAAATAAGTTTGAACTTGAAGAAATATCTCTTGATCAGTATCGAGTTTATTTAGAAAAAAGACTTGAAGAATATAAAAAGTATTCTAATGAATGGATGAGAACCAAGCAAAAATTAATGGATTTAAACAATCCTGAAAGCGACTCTGATAGTGGAGAAGACGGCGAAGAAACCGAAAATCCACTAAAAGAAATTAAAGATCAGTATAACGAAGATATTTACGAGATGCTTGAGAAAAATGAGGTCTATGGTGAAAGTTTTGACTTAGTTAATGAAAAAGCCAAGATATTAGAAGGCACCATAAATCAGCTTATTTCAGCAGGCCAGACCGATTCAGATTTTTTTCAGAAGTTGGTCAATGCTTATAATCAGTTAACCAGTGGCGGCGAAAAAGAAGCAGCTACAGAATCTTTAAATTGGATAACTCAAGCATTTAACGATCTAGGTTATGCAATGGAAGAATCTAATGAATGCTGGAAAGAAATGACTTCTAATTTCAAAGAGGGTCTGACAGATTCAATAATTAATTACCCTGAAATGAAAGGCGAAATAGATGCAGTAGAGGAAGACCTGGAGAAATTAAAGCAAGAGAAAAAAGAGGCCCTGGAGGGTGTCGAAAATGAGGACACCAGGCGTGAAATTGAGGCTGAATATAATTTAGATATTAGAGATGCAGAAAAAGAATTGCAAAATTTAAATGAAAAAGCCGATAATATGTTTACTAATTTATTTGATAATTTAGCAGATCAGATAAGTAAAACTGTTATTGGAAAAGGTGTCGATATGTTTGTCAATTGGGCTTTTGCTGGATTGGGAGTTCCAACATTTCATGAAGGAGGTTTTGTTTCTCCAGAACACAAAATAGTTGAGGCTTATAAATTCCACACAGGAGGCACAGTTGGAGCAAATGGCCTTAAAAGCGATGAAGTGCCTGCGGTGTTGCAAGAGGGCGAATATGTAATGAGTAGAGATCAGGTGAAATCAGCAGGCCAAGCTGGTGGAATGGTAACACATAACACATTTAATATAAATGCAGTTGATGCAAAATCATTTGCAGATATGGTCAACAGAAATCCAGAAGTAATTATCGGGGCTGCTACTAGAGATATAATGAGAAATGGAAACTTGAGAAAAGCAATTAAAAAATCATAAAAAAGGAGCAATAAAAATAATGAAACTAAAAAAAGATTTTCACAAATTGGGATTGACTGACCTTGCATATTTCGGCTTATATAAAGATTATACGGATTCAGCAGTTAAAGTAATAAATGACCAGACTGACAGAGGGGCTGCAGCTGAATTTGTTGAAACTACTAAAAAAGTCAATAGCAAGCTAAAAGATTATTTTGTTAATACTCAGCACTTGAAAGCAGTCAAGAATGATAAAGAAACCGATGAGAAGACTGGTTTAATGCAGGTTGATTATTTCAAAAATGATTACGGACCACTCAGTATAATCGGCACTAGATTTAAGAAACCTGGACCCGAAGCAGTCGGAGATAATTTTAAAAACTGGTATTTTCAGATGTTTATTGCTTTTGATGATCTTCCAAAACTTAATGAGAGTTTAGAAAATTTCATTGATGATTATGAAAAATGTTTCGCTTATGCTGAAATTAAAGACCTTCATATTATTGGAGGTATAGTCTTAAATCAAGTTATTGTTAGTCGTGAAATGATTGAAGAATGGTCAAAAGAGAGAATCAATGTCGAGCCCTGGGGATTTAATCAAAAAGGAAAAATGACATCTTATACAGACTTTTTGGTCGATAGCGTTGTTAAATTCAAAGAGCTTGCAAGAGAGGCAGAACAGGCCAAAGAACAAGGTTTCAATGAGAAAAAACTGTTTAAGACTAAAGAAAAAGGTCAGAAAATATTAGATAATTTATTTAACGGTCAGGTTAGTTTATCAAATATAAATAATAAGGATGATAAAAATGACGAAAAATAAAAAAGTAGAAGAACAACACGAACTGCCATACTGGGAAAAAGAGGATCCTTTGAGAATTAGACGGGGTAAATTTCAGCTTGATTATTATGATCAGGCAGGAAGACTCAATTTGAAAATGACTAAAATTGACGAAAAAGGTAAAATTAAAACTTTGAAAGGTGTTTATCTCAGTAAAAATATTTTACAGGAAAATTTCAAGCAGCTGGAAACATTAAAAACAGTATTCGATGAATGGTACCAGGGGGCCAAAGAACTGCAAGAGGCCGAGAACGCTTAAAATCAAAGGTTTAGCAGGGTGCTGCAATATGCACTCTGTTAGCCCTCTTTTACTAAATTGGAGGGGATTTCGTGCGAGAATCAGAGTTTGAGTATTTACTTAAGATATACTTTTCGGGGAAGATAAAAGGTAAGCTAAACTACTTAAAAGAAAAATACGAAAAGCAGTTTGATGATGACTATTATTGCACTTTAGGTAGTCCGATACTGGATAGAGTCGGGAAGAATTTAACCAATAAAATAAGTGATCCGACAGGTGGGAAAGCCACCAGATTAGCTGATATTAAGTTATTGCAACAGCGAAATTATGAATATTATTTAAAATTTTATCAGATTATGACTGAATATATTAAAAAGTTGGATAGATTTTTGGTTGATAATATGAAAATATATTTAGGTTTAATTGACAGCCCATTATTTAAAGACGAGGAAAAAGAGATTCTGCAGCACTTTGAGAAAATCAAGTATATATTTTTTAAAGAAAGAATTTTGGAAAAGGAAAAGAAAGTTGATCCTTATCAAGAGTTTTTTGAGAAAGAGAAACAAGAGCCTGCTGCAGATGAAAATAATCGACTGAGCTTAGAAGAAGCACAGCAGCGGGTTTTGATGTATAGATAGCTTTAGTAAAAAATTTAACTAAAGGTTGGTACTAAATTCACACCGACCTTATTTGGGGCGACGAAATTCGTCGGTCCGAAAACTTTTCTACATTTTTGGGGCGAAGTCCTAAAATAGGAGGACAGAGAATTAAAAAGCTGATGAAATACCCAGTCAGCAGAAAACTTTTGACGATCTGAAGGGGCAATATTATGCAATCAACCAAGTTACTTAGGAAAATCAAAGATTTAAAGAATAAAAAAGCTAAACTGGACCGAGCAGGTGAAACTGACCGGGAATTATTAATAAGATTGATGATCTACAAAGAATGCAAAAATAGTTTGAATAATAAGCAAAAGAGAATCCTGGAGCTTTATTTTGAGTCTGGATATACTCAGACAGAGGTCGCAGACATTATAGGCAAAAGTGCTTCTACTGTTGGAAATTATGTTAAAGCTATCAGAGAACAATTTTCATATTTAATTGACAATGAACAGCTGCCGGTAACATTTTAGAAAATAAAAAAGTGCTGTTAGAGAATTAACTCTTGCAGCACTTAATAATTATCCAGTATGTAGTTAATACGATTATTTTTTGATCCACTCTATCTTATAACCGAGAGCAGCAGCTATTTTCTCAGCTTCATTATATCTTAATGACCCTCTGGAAAGTTTATTGCTTAAATTTTGAATAGTGTCTTCAGCATTAAACTTATTATTATACTTTTCGACAAGCTCAGTCATGGTTAAATCTTCTTCAATTAATATTTTTTTAATTACTTTTTTAGCTGACATCTTATATCACCTCAGCTATATTATACTATATCGTTTAATAATTATCAAAATAATTTAAAATTATTCTTGACAGTATAAACTATATAATATATAATTAAACTATAATAAATAAGATTAAATTAAATAATGTAAAATTAGGAGATGATGGATTGGGTATTTTAGAGGAATTATTAGAAAGGGTAATTAAAATCGAGAATATTTTATCAGAGAGCCAAAAGGAGAAAAAAGCAAGAAGTTCAAAAAATGGGCTAAGTGCAGATGAAATAATAAATGAGTTATTAGAGAATAAATTTAATATTAAGATGGATAAGTATCCATTATTAATGGACAAAAATGATGTGCTTCCCTTATTAGGGCTTTCGACAAGCCAACAACTATATAATATCCTTAATAATTCTGGCCTTCCAGGAGCTAAAAAAATACCAGGAATAGGTTGGAGAATAAACCGTGATGTGTTTTTTGCTTGGCTATACAAGAATGAAATATAATTTTTTTAATATTATAGTATGACAAAATAAGACAATAATGAAAGGAGATTCAATGAGAAAAAAATTGAAAAACAATTTAAACTCAGAAGATAAGGCAATATTGATAGCCGCTAGAGAAATATTAGAAGAAAAAATAGAAAAAGAACGTTTAAAACTCCCTTTTGCTTTAACTGCTAATCATTTATCTAAACTCTTAGGTATGAGTAAAAGAAAAGTATATGATGCATTAGCAACTGGAGACATACCAGGAGCAAAAAAAATTAATCAGTCCTGGCGGGTACCAAGAGATACTTTTTTAAGCTGGTGGTATGGTATTGAAATGAGAAAGGATAAAAATGAAAACTATTAAAGTTACAAGTGGTGTTAAATCAAAAAATCAATCAGTAACACTTGCAGCAAGAGAAATTCTAGAAAAGAAGATGGATGAATTTATAGATAAATATCCATCAGCTCTTAAACCAAAAGATATTATGGAAATTATGAACACTACTCAGGCAAGAACTTATGAAGCGCTTAATCGCGGAGATATTCCGGGAGCGAAAAAAATTAAGGGTTTTGGCTGGAGGATACCCAGGGAAACGTTTTTTATTTGGTGGTTTAGTAAAAGTATTAAGTAATAATTTGAATTTTAAGAAGGAGGTGATTTCTTGAAAGTAACAATCAGACTGAGAGAAGACAAGGACCAGAATCTAATTAGTTGGCTCAATTCTTTAGAAAAAGGCAGCCGGTCCCGAGTGATCAGAAATATTTTAAAGGCCAATACCAGAAAAGAAGTCTAAGATGAAGGAGGCCTATAATGAAATTAAATAAATATTTTGATGGAGATTATAAAACTGATATTAATAATTTGTCAGTAGATGATTTTGTTAATATTTTGTCAGCTTTGAAAAAAGTAGGAGAAAATGAATTATATATTAAAATGAAAGAGCTAAACAAAAACACAAAAATCCAGGAGGGTTCTAATTAATGTTAGCAAAAACAGAAAATTTAATCGGCCAGAAATTACAGGAAATTGAAGAATTCAGGAATCTAGAAGATATTTTAACTAAAACTAGTGATCCCAAAATGGAGCAAGATAAGTTGTCGGCCGTTACTGAGTATAAAGATATAGTTGCCGAGATTGCATATCTAGCGGGCTATAAGCAAGCAATTAAAGAGGCTGCAGCTGAACAGTTTGCAGAGAACCCTGCTGAACATATGGATATAATTCAGACTAGGAAATTACTTGAAAGTTTAGGTATTGGAGCAAAATAAGAAGGCTATCCCAATGTTAAAGATATTTTTTGATGAGATGGAAGACCTAGAGGGTTATTATTCTAACTTAGGTGAAGAAAAATTGACAATTAATAATAAATTAGATAGTGATCAGATATTAAAATTAATTGAAAAAACAGGAAAGGACCGGCCAGCACATAGCCAGCCAGTCCGAGCTTAATCATTCTCCTGTAAGAGTTTGCGATTAAGCAATAATATTATAACATATAAGGCCTCTGAATTACACCAGGGGCTTTTATCTTAAATTAAGAAAGGGTGATTATATTGGCGCGAGGGGATGGAGAAGGCACTATTTATAAAAGAAAAGATGGCCGCTGGTGCGGTCAGGTAACAATCGGAACAGATCCAAAGACAGGCAAGCCAATAAGAAAAACTTTTTATGGTGACAAAAGAAAAGAAGTTGCCAAGCAAATGACTGAGTTAAAGCAGAAATTATTTGAGGGATCATATAGAAAACAATCAGAAATGAAGTTTGGAGATTGGCTGTCAGAATGGAATAAAGGTAGAAAGAATACTGTTGCTTATAGTACCTATAGAGTTTATGATTCTATTATTAGAAATCATCTTAACGCAGAAATAGGAGATATAAAATTAAAAGAATTGGAGACCAGGCATCTGCAGAAGGTTTTAAATAATAGGTTTGATAGTGGATTAAACACTGGTACTGTTAGGTTGATTTATGCTATCGCTAATAAAGCTTTAAAGCAGGCGGTAAAAGAGCGTCTCATTTATTCAAATCCAGCTAAAGGGATAGAGCTGCCGACCAAACAGGAAGAGGACAAGCTGCATATATGGAGTAAAAAGCAAGTGAGTAGATTTCTGGCCCGGGCCAATGATCATAGATATTATATGGTTTTCTTCCTAGCAGTTAATACAGGCATGAGAAGGGGCGAATTGTTGGGGTTGAAATGGGGTGATATAGATTTCACCAAAAAAAGATTAGAAGTCAAGAGACAGGCTGTGAAGACTGACAAAGGCATTATATTAAAGAAGCCTAAGTCTAAAGCGGGTAATAGAGTTATTCCAATTACTAATAATGTAGTAAAAGAATTAAAAGGGCATAAGATACGGCAGAGTGAAAATAAATTAGCATTAGGAAATAATTATAAAGATCAAGATTTAGTCAACTGTAATAAGATGGGGGAACCAATTAGTCCAATGATGGCGTATATTGAATTCAAAAATTTAAGCAGGGATATAAACTTGCCTGAAATCAAACTGCATGATTTAAGACACACATTTTCAACTATGTTTTTAGAAAACGGAGGGAATATAAAAACACTGCAGCAGATATTAGGGCATGCCAGTATATCTGTTACTATGGATATTTATTCGCATGTTACAGATGAAATGTTAGATAGTGCAGCTAAAAATATGGATACCATGTATAAGATTAAGAAGGCCAGCAAATGA